CAGGACCTAACCAAAGCCCGTCAGCAGAGGTTGAATGAACTATCCTACCGTCATTGGACGTTCGTACTGTAGGCATCACTATGTGCCATCTATCGGGGTGAGAGCCGTTAGAGCAGACTAGTTGGTAGTCAATCCAAAAGTCAGAGTATTTTATTAATTAACTAAAGGAAATATATGAGTGAAAATTCATTAGATGTTAAACTCATCGTTCGCGGTCCAAATACTGAGTTAGATAAATTTAAGTCTAAAACCGAAGAACTGCCAGCGATGTTATTCTTGCATCAACGTTTTATTAATGTTGATATGTATGACGTACCTGAAAATGTCACAGTCAAAGGTCTTTTGCATTACTTAGGTAACGTGAATTTGGCTGCAGAAGTGCTTATCAACGAAGAAATCCAACTTATTGTTAGGAGAGCAGCATGATTAGATACAAACCTATCGACACCTATACTCTAGGTGATTTTCGAGATGCTATCACTTACACGAAACTGATGGCACGTTCAGGCGCTACTTATGAAGAACGTGCTAAAGCTAAAATCGCTACTGCGTTTTGTGAAATGATGGATCTGTTAGAGCCTCAGTGGTATGTTGCAGCTCATAAACGATTGATAGAGCAAGCTAAATCAATTGGAGTTCAAGAACTACCAGTTGGAAATATTGGCTTTAGCAGTGTTTCTGATATTCATCTTACATTTGAACAGATGATGTTAGACTTATCTCATAAACCTTTAACAAGACAAGATCCACAATAGGAGTGTAATTGCAATGCCCTCAACAAATAATAACGACGTATTGCGTGACCGCATAAAACGCGACCATGTTAAGAAGGCTAGGTCAGCTTTCAAGCAGGTTGATGAATTACAGAAATTACACCGTTCTGAAGGTGATTTCTACTTTCTGATTAGACATTCTTCATTCAGAGAAGCAGTTGTAGCACTTTGGGGTATGGGTTATCATACTAATCAGATTGCTGACTTCATCGGTTTCGGTGTCACTGAATCACTCGTCTTACGTGCATTAAGATCGTATCTAGCGAAATTCCAAACTACGATTCTTACTGCGTTCCTCCAATTCAGACCAGAATCTGCGGAATCTGATCAACTTATGACAACACATTAGGAGTTGACATGTTAAATGAAGACATTAAAGATAGTAAAATATCACCTGAATCAGTAATAGCTGAAGGATTTGATATTCGAAAATCTGTATTTATCATTCCATTAGACGCACCTTTACCAAATGAGCTCAGTTCAGCCACTGTCTCTTCAGGTAATCTCTATCAACGTTTAGACCCTCTTTCGCACAAAGAACTAGAAGTAGATTTTGCATTGGTGCCTTTAGCAGGGAATGAGCTCTTAGCATTAGATCGAGCTTGGACTACTCTTGTAGACGCGCCTCGCGTCTATGCATTATTAGATATTCCAGGTGCTAAGTACGACATTCTGTTTACACAAGCAAGACGTCAGTTAGGCATTCGCGCTTTAGAATGGCCTGTTGTTGCCGATGCTTTGGCAGCAAGACTTAGAACAGTTCAAAGAACTACTGATAAACAGCCTTGGAATCTAGATGCAGATAAACAAGCTGAGCAACTACTCGATGTTCCAGCAAGAAAGAAATATTCCGGATCCAATATAGATAACGCTGATCGTACGTTAGAAGAACCACAGGTGGGGTTCATTGATGAAGATTAATCGTGAGCATGAATTTCTGTTCAAGTCAACAGGTGCTAAACGCTACGTGGCTAGAAAGCAAGTTCAGAAAGCTAACGCGTTAATACCACTTACGTATTCAGATCGTCCAGAAGCTGGAAATCGTGAACACTTCATTTACGCTGATGATAGGAGATGCTTAAACATTACTGAAGAGTTAGCAACAGTATTGAATCGTGAGTTTCCTGTAGACGTATTGCCTTCAGGCTTTGCAGGTCCAACTGCTGTCCCCTCAGATTTTAACAAATTGTTAAATGTTTCGGGTTGTGGTGCTGATCCTTTGCCCATTCCGGTCTATAACAACGATAAATTTGTTAAGAGTTTGAATTTAGCGTCCTCCATCAGACCTATGGACGTTCCTTGGTTCAAAGAACTAGTTAGATTATTCTTTGGTGCTGCCACCCCGGCGGATCTGCACATCAGGAAAGCGGCTTCAACAGGCTTTCCTTGGTTCACGAATGACAATCAATATAAGAAGTTGAGCACGCTTAAATGTTTGCACAACATCGACGATTGGTTGAGTAAGATGACTGGCAAATCTGCTGATTTAGCAGATGCGCTAAATGATTATCATTCAATTTACTTGTATGCTATTCAGAAGCGACAACAACCAGACTCGATTACTAACGTGAACGGTGTTTTAACTCCTAAACCACGTGCCGTACCAACAGAAGATCAAGCTCGAAGTGGTGATTATGAAGGCAAACAATTTGCTGATAAATCAGTTCATGATTATCAGGGCAATCTAATTGAAGGTCACTTCGCTATGAGGCAGAGAACTGTTTTCGGTATGTCTGGTGTACCTAACTATGTAATGACCGCAGTAATGGGTTGCTTCAGAGAAGTGTATTTGAATCGATTCTCGTTTACTTATAAAACAAGAGATGACAATGACAAAGAAAGGAAGATTTCAAAGTATAAGTTTACAGTAGGCTCTGACGTGAAATCAATGGATACCTCTGTTCCGCAGTGGTTCTTCAATGATCTGTACGAAGAGCTGTCCAAGTATTGGGATGAACGTTTGATTATTGTGCTTAAACGCATGATGAAAGCACCATACGTTGTGCCCTCACCTTGGATCAAGACGCCGGAGGATTATAATCCGGTGTTCGGTCCATCACCATTGCAAGCAGAGAAATTTGACGCTGCAGTGGGTTTACCGTCGGGTGTTTTCATTAATCCAGACATTGGTAAACTTTGGATGACTTTTGTCTATGTAATTCTGTTCAGAGATTCAGGCGCTCTAACTCAAGTGTCAGACATTGAATCTTTCCTACAAGGCAATAATAGTAATCACGCTTTACTAGACATGTCAGATGATGCGACTATGCTTACTAACTCCGCTTCAGTACGAGACAGATTATTAGAAGCTAAATCGCCATATGCTGTGTTGGAACCTGAAACACCTGTATTATTCCTAGGTTCCGTGTTTTGTGAAGTTGATGGAGTGAAAAGATCTTTTCCTAATCCAGTGACATATGTAGTAAATATGCTTGCTCGTGAAGATTCAATAGATCGATTGAACCCTGTTAACTATGCTGAAGGTGTACTAGCTAGACATCAACAGTATTCAAGGACTCCGATCTTCCGTGATATCAACCAGATCACTGAAGAGATCATTCGGAAACATACTGGTGTAAATCCTTATTTGATGGCCCGATCAATGGCTAAAAGACAAAGATTTAATGACCTTGATGCTCTGGTTATCGCTAATCCACATTATTTGAATTATAGAGTGGACCCAGCTACTGTGTCAAAAGAAGTATTAGATGAAATCGTTGCAACAATTCCTGCTTCTGATTTCTTTGATAAAATCAGGCATTTGTTTAAGGTGCCTACAACCCAACTAGGAGAATTAAATGGCTCAAGAAGAAATGAAGTTACAGCCTAACGATCTGTTATTCGAACTGCCTTCGTTAGTTAACTCAAATAAATATATCCAATTCGGAAGAAATGGAAATATCGGGATAAGGAACAAAACTTCCGTTGTTGATAGTCCTAAAGCAATGACTGCTGAGGACTTGGCTAAGTATCCACCTGCTGTTTATTCTTTACCAATCCGTATCGGCGCTAAGACAGGTATCAGTTTACCATTCGGTCTGACACCATTGACTGGCGAAACTAAGGCAGGCAAGTCAGACTTTGCTAAACAGCTAAAATCAGTTATTAAAACTGATCGTGTTGTTGCTGTGGAGCCTGCTGACGCATACGATCTTGATCACACAGCAATCTATGATTCAATGGATGCTGCAATTGTGCATCTTGTTAGAACAAATCTCTCAGCGCGCCTGCTTGGCCAAGCTGGTCCACTGATGATCTTGGATTCTCTCCGTGAAGGTCTATTTGAGATTAACGGGCCAGCTGGTGCGAAGGGTATTGTGAATGCGTTCTTTACTTCTACAACTCGCTTATCTAATGCATTAGCTGTCAACGGTTTCACTGTTGTTGCCATTGTAAATCCGATGAATTTAGAGACTGATTATCTTAAAGAGTTCATGAGTAAACTAAGTAGTGCAGTACCTGCTTATATCAAATTGACAGGTCGTCGAAGTGAAGGAAACAACGTTGAATTCACTGGTGTCATGGCTGCTCGTCCGACTAGAGATGAGAAAGCTTTTGTTTTCAAGAGTAATCAACCAGCTCTGGCGGAAGCCGCTGAAGTGGTAGAATTTGTAGCAAAACGTGCTGATTATATACCTGATTTATTTCAAGGTGTGACAGCAAATGTTCTTAACCCAGAAGAAGGAGTAGCATAATGGTACGTAAATCACAAGTAACAACAGGCGATGATTCAAATGATCCTATCAAGCCTACAGTCTTTGAATCCTTAATCACTAAATTCAACGCAAACGGTAATGAGTTAAAAGGCACTCTTAGTACCCGAATAGCTGATCAATCGATTGCGGCAGAAAATGTTGATTTTGTATCTTTTAATCGTCCTACGCAGGTATTGGTATCTCGTTGGTATCCTGGTTATCGTGTGACTGATTTAACTGGAGCTGATGCGCAAGAATCATTAGGCTTCCTCCTTGCCGACGAGATCAAGTCAGAATCTACACTGGGTGACTTCCAACGGCTTCTAGGAAACCCCTCTATTACAAACTCAATCATTACGGAGTTATTACCACGTAAAGGTGTCCCTGTAAGACGTGATCAATATCTGGTAACTGAAGATATGATCGGTGAAGTGACAAAAACCGCACTGCAAGCGTTCGGTGAAGAACGTATTTCAGTCATTTCTTCTATCGCATATGTAGTAACTCGTGTCCTTTCACATCTTGAATTAGTTCTACCATCTCCTGATCGGAAGGTTGTTAAAGTTTCGAGCTCATTTGCTGTAACTCCTAATGATCTACGTCGTTTTATCATGGTGGACTCACTGCGTGATTTGTTCTCTGACGCTAGGTTATCTGATGTGAAACGCGCGTTAACTAAAGATTCAACACCAGAGATCATTGGTGAAGTGATATCGCGTATGTTGCGCACAGCTTCGAACTCAATTCCAGAAATCATTTTGAAATTGGAACAAATCGAAACTGTACAGCAGTTAGTTCATCGTTATCACGTTGATCCTCGTGCGTTAAGTCAAGCAATGCAAGCATATTCAGGTTTACAACAACTTGCCGATTATGCGAACTTCGCTGTCTGGGCTGCTAAGACACCGTTATCTGGCTTCATAGATCAGAACAATTCTGATTTGAAAGATGCTTGTGATAACATTTTGTCAGTCATAAATTCGGCTCCATCTATTGAAGCTATGGCGCTAAACAAATACTTTGATCATTTTGGTTTTATACCAGCTAATGCGTCAGGTATTTATCGTGGTGCGGTGGTTTATCAGACTAAGAGTCAAACGTCTAAGATGGATGTTTTACAAACAACTCAAAAGGGTGATAGTTGGTTAGTTAATCAGCAACCAATAGAGTACATTCCTGTGTCACGAATTGCAGATGAGCTTAATCGTTCATTCTTAGATCCGCGTTCACTTGGCGGTCTGGCCAACTTAGTTGCGGATGAAATGGCGTTACAACCTTTTCAACTAGGTGAAGCACCAATTCTTAATACAATCGGTGTAAATGACGAAGATATTATGTATCTAGCTATGTCTGTAGCAGAGACTTTGTCTTTTGTACAGGTTTCAACTAGTAGGAAGAAGGGAGTAGCAGCTTCAGGGTCGGCTGACATTGTATTCGGTGTGAATGTAGCTGAGCAATTCATCATGAATGTAGGCGCAGCAAGTCCGGGCACTGCTTTCTTCTCTGATCCAGTTGCAGTTTTACTGTACGGACTAGGTGATGAATACCCAAATAGCACGAAGGATCCTGTTCCATTGCCTGCTCGTAAGCAATCATTCGATCTACCAGTTGCAGCTGACGTAACGTTCAAGGGTGACTTGAGGGGTTATATTTCGAATAAAATCGAAACTCCTTTCAAAATCAAATTGCCAATGGAAGTTATGCAAACTAATGGCAAATCAAGCTCGATTGATATGGTAATTTCTGTACTCTCTGTTTTGCTGCCACCACCTGATAAAGATGGCAACGTTAACATTGTTGAATCAGGCGTACATTATTCTTCAATCAATGAGCCAGGTGTAGATGGTGAGGCCAAGTTAATGTTAGCTTTGGTCAACGAATATCAACAATTTGGTAACCGTGTTCTTGCTGATCGAGCAAGATCTTGGATTGTTGAAACACTTGGTAATGCAATGCAACACCCTACTATTGTATCAATGGCTACAAAAGCTGTTAATCGTTCGCTGATCGCTCAGAAGTTTGACGGTCGTCGTCTTAAATCACAATTCGGTGATTTGATGATTATGGCTTACTTCTCAACACTAATGGCTGTACTATCACGTTTCAATAAGGTACAACCCCAAGTTGCAGAAGACTTAATTATGAACATTCCTGTTCCTAGTCTGTCAGTTAAAGCTTCGGCTTTGCTGCTCTCTATGCCTTTGCAGTTGAACGCTAGTTCTCTGTATAGCGGTAATTAATTTCTAATTTTAAAGGTTCTAACACCTAAGTTAATTTATCTTAAAGTTAGACAAATCTTCTACGAAGATGTGGGGCT